GTTTTTAGTTCGTGGTTGAACTATTTATCATGGATCCAGAATCTTTGTCACAGTTGCTTGTTTCTACTTTGCAAAAACAATGCGCTGATGAAACCTCGACAGTGGGGAAGGTATTCTCCGAGAGAGGTGTAGCTCTAGTCGAGCGATCTATTCCTAAGGCCGAGGGTGAGCGACTTAATATAAGTTTTGCTTTGAGTGCCGAGCAAAAGTCTTTGTTGTCTCGAAATTTTCCCGGTAGAGACATTCATTTCGCACAACGAGACTCTTCGAGTCATAGTTTTGCGGCAGCCCATAGGTTGTTAGAAACCGATTATATTTATAAGTGCTTCGGCACGACTGAAGAATCGGTGATTGATCTTGGGGGAAATTTTGTTTCTCACATAAAGCAAAAGAGGTATAATGTGCACAGCTGTTGCCCACTTTTGGACGATCGCGATGGTGCCAGATTTACCGAACGTTTGATCTCATTGAAGACCTACTTGCGAACGCACAAGGAGGAAAGACATGAGGCAGACTATTGCGAATGCCGCTTCGAGGAGTGCCCGAGAAGGGCCGATTATGTGATGGCTGTGCACGCTGTTAGCGACTTGCCTATTACAGATCTTTGTGCTGCACTGACTAAGAAAGGGACGAAGAAGATGATCCTTTCCATAATGATGGACCCGAATATGTTGTTGAGGGATGTTGGTGAAATCCCGAACTTCAACGTACGTTGGGAGATAGACAGAACCGAAGATATTATAAGGTTCGATTTTATCGATGCTCCGTGTTTGGGCTACCAACATAAGTTTTCTGTACTACAGCAATATCTCACTACGAATGCCGTTATAGTAGGGGATAAGGCAGCTTATCGCGTTGAGCGTAAAAGCGATTTCGGCGGTGTGTTTATTGTAGACATCACAGCCGTTGCTGGGTATAGACCAGGTATGGTAGTGGGTGGTACTAGATCTTGCGCGTGGTCTACCCTGATCCGAAATAAAACCGTCGTACATACTGTTGACGGTGAAGATCATTGGTGGTATGATGTTACCCGTAGATCGAAGATCCTTGTGGATACTAAGGTATTGACGAAGGTTTTAGAAGCAAGCTTCCGACAATTTAAACCGAATGTGGAGCCTGAGTCGATGATCCAAAACATCGCGACGATGTTGTCTTCTTCGACGAATTACACAGTGATTAATGGTGTTACGCTCCAAGCTGGTGAGAGTCTACCTTATGGCGATTACGTAGCCATAGCCACCACTATTTATGTAAGGACCAAGAGGATGTATGATTCGATACGAACCAACATCGATAGATTAAACGAAACCCGAATAGTCTCGATAAAAGACGAAACTCAGGGTGAAGTTTACGGTAAGTTGGGTAATGTTCTAGGCAATTTGTTTGCGCCGACTGCAACTACTCAAATTATCGCAGGTCCAAAGGGTAGAGAGGATGCTTATGAGTTGCATCCGAAATCTTGGTCTGACGAGGTTAGAAATTTTTTCTACTGTTGTGTCGGTAGACAAGGAGTCGGCCACACTCTATTGAGTGACCCAGATTTGTTTGTACCACTCGAAGTTGTTTTGCAGGCTAAATGGACTGGTGGTTCGGTCTTGACTGTAAAAACCTTGTTTGACGATGTAGTCAAACCGGAATACGATAGGGTCGAAGAGGAACTTCAGCGCGTGCGAGATGACAGAGATAAGTCAGAGAAACTACAGAAAGCGATTTTGACCGTCGCGAAGTGGATAGAGGCTCACCCCGATGGTAAATTACCTAAGGGCTTGGGCGAAGTAGCAGCGCTAGTTCCCGACATGGTAGACTTGCGTGAGTCTGTCGTAGCTGTTGAACCAAAGGCCGTTGTGAATAAGTATGCATCCGAGATTCAGGAAGCGATTACTTATTATGAGCTAGAGGCTGATATTTCCGCGAAGAAATTGAGGTCTGTGGGAGAACATTGCAATTGGTCAAAGAAATTTATCTCGACTATTTGGGCGGGAGATGAGTCCCGACGTGTGTATATCCCGCACACCGACAGTTGGTTAGGACCACCTAATGTTCCGAAACCAGAACCGACTGGTCAATACGAAAGGGGAATGACTGCCGATGGGTACGTGCTCATGGCCTGGAGTGGTTCCAGTGGTCAAAAATTTGACGGACCATTGCAAGTCGACGCAGTTTGTCGTAAAGAATTGTCGCGTTACCCCGCGATATTTTTCGATAAATCGTGCGAGTTTGCCGCTAATTTAAGATTGTTGCCGGCTTTACGAGAGGCACTTACTGTGGAAGCGAAGTTCACACGAAGGTTGATGGATGGTGTGGCTGGATGCGGAAAAACCACCAAAATCCTCAACGAATGTAGGATGTGTAACGATCAACCTGACCTTGTTTTAACTAGCAACAGGTCCTCCGCGATGGAGTTAAGAGAGAAGTTACCAGGTAGTCAATTGTTACGATCAACTCGAGTCAGGACATCAGATTCTTATCTGATGAATCCGAAGAGACCTTCATCGGTGCGAGTAATTTTTGACGAGTGTTTTTTACAACACGCTGGTTGTGTTTATGCGGCTGCTAGTTTGGCAGGAGCTGAGGAGTTAGTGTTATTTGGTGACACGAAACAAATTCCCTTTGTATCAAGGATTCCTCACTTCCGATTGAAAGACCATTTGGTGTCCGCTGACGAAAAGGTAATGTCGAATTTGACTTACCGATGTCCTGCTGACGCTACTATGGCTCTTTCGAAATGGTTCTACCGTAGGAACGTAAAGACAGCAAACACTACACTTAGAAGCATGAGTGTCAAGCCTATTGTGTCCGTCAGTCAGATTGACCGGGACTTTGATCTGTATATGACGCATACACAGGCGGAGAAGCACACTTTAATTGCTAGTGGTGTGGTTCCGAAAGATAAGGTTTTCACGACAGCCGAGGCTCAGGGAAAAACCGAAAGTAGAGCTGCTCTAGTTCGATTATCAAGAACTAGTATGAGTCTGTTTACTGGTAAAGACCCGTTGATGGGTCCTTGTCACAGTTTGGTCGCTATGTCTCGATTTAAGAGACAGTTTGTCTACTTTACTGTGGCTGATACAGATTCAGACGATTTGATTGCCAAGGCAATCAGAGATGTTAGTAACAGTAGTGACGATACAGTCAGTAGTTACATACATCGAGATCATAAGATCTAGAGTGAGATGAACGCACTCGATTCCCAGATTATGGAAGAACCGTACCACCGTGTGGATTTATCGGTTATCTCTTTTGAAGTTGTTTCCTTACTTCAGTGTTCTGAGAGATTACCTGCTTACGCAGATGCCTACAACGAGAAGTTGTAGATGCCCCGTTAGGGAAGC